AAGAAAAATCAATGGCACATGTTGTGCAATGAAACTGATCAACCACTGAAATTAATTGAAATTCAGTTTGGCGACGATTGTGTGGAAGAGGACATAGAACGTCGATGAAAGCCATACCAGTTTATGTTGGATACGATCCAAGAGAAGCCATTGCTTTTCACACCTGTGCCAATTCAATCATACGGCATGCATCAAAGCCCGTGGCTATTATTCCTGTGGCCTTGAACTTGTTTCGAGACTACGAAGAAACGCACACAGATGGCAGCAATCACTTTATCTACACACGATTTCTTGTGCCGCACTTACAGGAATACACAGGATGGGCAATATTCATTGATGGCGACATGATTGTGCGAGATGACATTGTGAAACTATGGGAATTGCAAAACCCTTATAACGACGTTATGGTAGTCAAACATGACTACAAAACTCGGATGCCTGTAAAATATCTAGGAGCACGAAATGAAGACTATCCTCGAAAAAATTGGAGTAGTGTTATTCTGTGGAATTGTAATAGCTTTCCTAACAGGCGACTTACTCCTGAGTTCATTCAAAAATCCACAGGTAGTGAACTCCACCGCTTCTCGTGGTTAGAAGACGAACGAATTGGCGAGTTGCCAAAAGAGTGGAACTGGTTGCCTGATGAATACGGCATTAATAAGGATGCCAAGCTGTTACACTACACGCTAGGCACACCTTGCTTTCAAGAGTTCGCTGACACGCCACAAGGTGATGAGTGGCATAGAGAACGTATTCTAACTGAATACTGCTTACAAAGGAACATACTATGATTTTACCAGTGGCCCTGGTGGACCGTTGGCCCAGTGACGAGTATAAAATACAACACGCAACAATTGAATCTGCACTCAAACACAGTGTTGCAGATCTATTGAAACTTCGTGCTGAAGTTGAACTGTTAAAACAACTTGAACACGAATGGGGGCTAAGTCCTATCCCTGAAGAATTGCTAACTAAAGATATTAGAGGATTTATCAAGAGGAACGGTGGCGACTCAATGGGTCAAAGATTTATTGATTATGTTGTAAATCAAGATGCCCAATTTGATCGTTGTTTAAAATTTACAGACTACCCGGCAATGGTTATGGCTGCATATCCCAGCAGTAAATTTATTGATAAAAATAGATTCCGCACCGAAATGGAAGAGATTGTCAAAGATCCTGTGCTGATACGCGGCATCAGTTCTGGTAAAATAGCCAAGATTGTGAGAGAACATGATCAAGACTATTACTTTATCGAAACAGGATATCTTGGCAATTATCGATGTGACAACAATCAAACCGGCAGAAAAGTGTATCATCGCATTGTAAAAAATTCCATGCAACATTCAACTATCATGGATGTGCCCGATGACCGATGGCAACAACTGGTAAAATTCAATCCAAACTTGGAATACAAAGGCTGGAAGCGCACTGGATCAAAAATTCTAGTGGTGTTGCCCACTAATAAACCATTTCAATATTATGGACACAATCGTGAGAAATGGATTGAAAAAGTTGAACGCACTATTAAAAAACACAGTGACAGAGAGATTGTCTGGCGTGAAAAGGCCAGTCGTGGGGAACGTACAAATGCCACTATATACGATGCCTTAGATGATGACATTTATGCTCTGGTCACTTACAACAGTATTGCAACTGTGGAAGCAATACAGCACGGAATTCCAGCCTTTGGACTGGCACCCACTGCGGCAGATCCGGTATGCAGTAATGATCTTTCACAAATTGAAAATCCCGTAATGCCCAATGAAGAAATTGTTTACAGATGGTTATGCTCGATTGCTTACAGTCAATTTAGTCTAGATGAAATTTTAACAGGCCAAGCCTGGCAAATGGTATTAGAAAATGCACAACGCCCAACCCTTGATTGTTAAAAGTTATCTAAGAAGTTTGCCCAGGCATATCAACGGCAACGAAAAAATCAATGCATTGACTTATTTTGCAGAGGGTGCAGCCAAGTGTGGCGATTCAGCATCAGTAACTGAGTCACAAACATACGAAACATGTGATGTTGGTGCCATTATTGGCAATGCGTTTGATGCAAATCCCAGCAAGGTCAGACTGCCGCATTATCAAGTTCGCAAAATGGTAATGGATACACAACACAGTCTTCATCGTTACTGGTTAAGCATAGACAGCAACGTATTCATTTACAAAGATGCTGCCAATCCACACAAGTATCTACGCTACAGTTTTAATGGTGTGTTTCCTGCCACAGGCATATACTGTAACGAAACACCCGGTGAAGAAAACTGGAACAACATGCGACGTGACTACAATATGGATCTAAAACCCTGGAGGTCCAGTGGCAATCACATATTGATCTGCTTGCAACGACCGCTGGGGTGGAGTATGCGTGGCGCGGATTTAATGAAGTGGCTTAAGAGAACATTAGGCAAGATTAGAGAACACAGTGATCGTCCAATCTTAATAAGATGGCATCCAGGTGACTGGAAGGCATTTCCCAATTATAAATCCACGCTAGTTAAGTTTGGCGTTACAGTGAGCCCACAAAACCGGCACATAACCGAAGACTTGGTCAATTGCTGGGCACTGGTATGCCATAATTCAACTCCCAGTGCAGTGGCACCAATTGAAGGAATTCCAGCATTTATCACAGATGAGCCTGCATACAGCCAGGGCGGTGATATTGCTAACACTGACCTGAGTCAGATAGAAAATCCTCACATGCCTAACCGTGAGCAATGGATTAGGAAACTAGCACAATGTCACTGGAGTTTTGAAGATGTCAGATCAGGCCGTTGCTGGAGTCACATGCGCAACTGGGTCAAAGTCCCGTAATTCATTTAACTGTGTGAGATAATCAGGAATGGCAAAATCAAATTCATTTCTAGTGTCTACCAAGATCTTGTTTACATCTTTGGGGCCGCTGGTCCTGACCACATTCTTTCCTAGATTGTAAACTTCGTTGATCAAGCACAATAACTCATATTTGTTAATGTTTACTGAGTTGTTGACCACATGATATATGCCAGCAACACTGGGGTTGCGTACATATCGATCAATACATTTGGCCAACTGCAATGTGGTGATCCCATTCCACCAGGCATTGTCCCAACCAGGTATTGCAGTTTCAGGATTTCTTCTAACCCAATCAAGTAATCCAGTACCAGATTTGAGTTCGGGACCGATAATGCTCATACGAAATGTAACGTCTTTGCTGTTGTCAACTTCGCCTAGGCTTTTACTGCGACCATACACATTTGTTTCGGTGTGCGTGTGTTTTTCTTTGTAGTGACCCACAGCACCATCAAACACACAATCAGTGCTTAGATGAATCAGTCGAGTGTGAGTGTCTTTTAATCGGTATTCGATGTAGTGTGGCAACCAGGAATTGATTATGCTGGCACGGTCGGGACGTTGCAGGCACGGCTGTACCAATAGACCAATACAGTTTACAACAAAATCAGTGTTGAGTTGATCAAAAAATTCTGCAACCATAGCGGGATTTTCAACATCTAATCGGGTACGGTACACTGCATCAACTTCGTGCCCTTGCTGACGAAGATAACTGACCACAACATGTCCAGCCATGCCGTTGGAACCTAGTACTGTGATTTTCATAAGAATCCTCCCTTGACCAACATGTCTTTGATTTGATCATCGTTCATTAATACTGTTTGAGAACTGAACTCAGAGTGGGGAAATGCTGGTAACTGTTTGTATTTGTTCTTAAGTTCTGCAGAACACTTGGTAGGAAGTATCACATAGTAATTTTCATCAAAGCAACGACTCAGCACAGCTTCGTGTTTGCTGATCAACATTTCGTCTAGTTTCTCCCCGGGCTTGCTGCCAATTTCTTTTATGTTCACAGTGCCATACTTGTGCATGAGCACACGGGCCACATCTCGAATGTAACAAGCCGGCATGTTCATAACAAATGTTTCACCACCGATGCTGGTTTCTGCGGCTTTGAACAACAACATGATGGCTTCCTCTAGCGTCAAGAAGAACCGAGTCATTTGCAAATCAGTAATGGTAATAGGACCACCTGCTTTGATCTGTTCAATAAAGTACGGAATCACGCTGCCGTTGGAACCCATGACATTGCCGCCACGAATGCAAACAAACTTTGTGTGTGTGCTTAGATCATTACCTTGTATGATTAACTTTTCACCTACACTTTTGGTCATGCCATACAGGTTCAACGGCTCAACGGCTTTGTCGGTACTGACATCAATTACTTTGCTGACATGATTTTCTACAGCGGCGTTGACAATGTTGGTGGTTCCTGTGATGTTTGTTTTGATAGCTTCCTGTGGGTGATCTTCGCAGATGGGCACATGTTTAAGTGCGGCCAGATGAAATATAACGTCAACGCCCTTGGTTGCAAAACGAACAGCATCATAATCTCGAACGTCTCCTACTACAAACTTCAATCTAGAGTCATGAAACTGTCGTTGCATCAACACTTGTTGAAGTTCGCCACGGCTAAAACATATAATTTCTGTGGGATTATAATTTGCCAACAACATACGTATTAACGTTTGTCCCCAACTGCCGGTGGCACCCGATACAAATATTCTTTTTCCGTTAAACATGATTTCCTAATAAAATGTTTACCACTGTGTCACTAACGTTGGTTCTAGCATATTCAGCAGGTACTGTCCATGCACGATCAACCTGTTTCATAGATTGGTAACCAGCAACAATATTATCAACTGCTAGACCAGTTACAATGTTTGATCCACACCAAACAGTTTCTGGGCGTTCAGTAGTGGCACGTATAGTTATAGTGGGTTTATAGAACAAACACATTTCTTCTTGTACAGTTCCTGAATCACTGATGGCCATGTAACTATTCTTTTCTAACTTTACAAAATCAAAAAACCCCATTGGTTCAGTTATTTTTATACAGTCGCTTACTGATATATCTAATTCGCGCAAACGCTGACGTGTTCGTGGATGACAACTAAACACAATTGGGCGATCTTGTGCTATGATTTCCATGGCACTAAAAATACTAGCCAATCTCTCCGGACTATCTACGTTCTCTGCTCTGTGTGAGGTGGCGATAATGTACTGGTTAGATTTTAATTTTAATTTTTCTAAAATATTGCTCTCATCAATTTGATCACAGTAGTAATCTAATACTTCTCTAATGGGATTGCCAGTTACAAACACACGATTGTTTTGTGCACCTTCTCGTAACAAATTTTGTCTACTGAGTTCAGTATAAGGCAAATTGATAGTGCTAATACTGTCTATTAATCTACGATTCTTTTCTTCTGGTACTGACATATCGTAACAACGATTGCCGGCTTCCATGTGATACACAGGAACTCCCATGCGTTCACAAACTATAGCACTCAATCCTGAATTGGTATCACCCAACACTAACACCGCATCAGGTTGAAATTCTGTAATGTACTGCTCTACACCAATCATAGTGGCAGCCAACTGCTGTCCAATTGTACCACGACTGTTTAGTACACAATCGGGTTGTCGCAATCCCAACTGATCAAAGAATATATCATTGAGTGTGGCATCGTAATTTTGCCCAGTATGTAATACTCTATGTTCACTGACTTGATCTAGCTTGGGTATAATTCTAGCCAAGCGAATTATTTCCGGGCGTGTTCCTAAGATGGTTAATATCTTACGCTTCATAATACCCTACATAATATTTCTCTAGGCTGGGCAGTTTAACCTCGACCCAGCCTGCAAAGTCATCATGTGTCCATGAACTTTTGTGTATATCAAATTGATTACCATGACTCCAAATTCGTTCGTTTTCGATATTGTGTGTATTGTCTGTCCAAATTTCAGGTAGTGGGGTAAGTAAAAATATTTTTTTATTGACTATTTTCTTGCAATCTTCCAATAGTCGAACGCCTGCATCTTTGTTTAAGTGTTCGATAAAATCTATCATTAAAATATAATCCCAACGCTCGGTGGTAATTTCAAAGATAGGAGTAGTCTCAACATTGGCCACAATGTCTGGTTCAACCCAATCCCATGCATCAATTGTTAACACACGACACTGTTGTTCTAGCAACGGCGATGAGTAGGCTTTGGGGCCGCACCCTATATCTAATACTGTGCTGCCAGTGGCTACACTTTCATTAATAAACTGTGACAATAAATCATTGCGACTGGCTCTTTTTCCTTTGATTTTAAATTTCATTGTATACTTTCTTTATTTGGTGCATGTATTGTTCCATCAACAGTGATGTTAAAATACAAATCTTTATTATTTTGATCAGGCTCAATGTTGTCAGGATGCCCGTAACTCTTATGGTGATATTGATGTATAACCATTGGTGTTGCTACAAATTCAAGATTGCACACTTGTTTGATTCTATATAGTATTTCTGCATCGTCCCAGTTATGTCCTGTTGCATATCTTTCATCAAATCCGTTGACTTTGATTAGATTATTTCTGGTAATGGCATTGCAAAAGTGAAATGCCACTGGACGCTCAATTTCGTGATTATACCAACGTGCTTTTTTTGATGTTGACACTGTGGGAATTGATCCTTGCTGATGCAATACTGTAACATCTTGTTTAGTACATGCCCAGCAATGAAAACTAAGATATGTTTCATCAGTAAGATTCTTAGCAACATAATTCAACACATCTCCCATATGGCAACATTCAGGGTTTTGTATCACAATCATATCTCCGCGACTGGCACGCAGTCCTACATTATATGGAATACATGGATTACAATAGTCTTTTTTTGTTACTTTCTCTTTCATACGAATAATATTAAACTGTAATTGTGGAAACTCATTGGGTATACCATCTAAACTATTATCAGCATCACTGAAGTCATCTACAATGACCACTTCTACATTTTTGTACGCACTATTTGCAATAGTCTGCAATGTGAATTTTAGTTGAGGTAACCTATTATAATAGGCCATCACTATTGATATCATATAAACCTTATGTGCGACGTGGCGTATTTTGCCCGTTGATTGATTATTTCCACAATTTCAAAATTAGACTCTACCAATGGTGTTCTTTCCTTGGCAAAGATTCGTAGATCCATTACAACAACAGTATTGGCGTGACTGTGCTTGAGTATCAACTCACGATATGTGCTTGCTGGATAATGAAACCCGCAACTGACCCAACTAGTAATGACATCAAACTTAATATCCTCAGAGATATTGATATTATTACAGTCTACCAGATGATAATTTTGTGTGTTTAATTCATCTAGTTTGTTTTGTAAAAAATCCAACTTGTAATAAAATGCAAAATTTTTAGAATCAGTGGTGTAACGTGCCTGTTGTTGTGTTCGGGCATCTTGAGCATTATCGTCGAAATCGCCATCTAGTAGATACAATTCAGTGCCGTACTTTTTATTAAACAAACGACTTTCCCAAGCAAGTCCGCATCCAATGTCTAATATTTTTTTAGGAGGCGTTCCTAGATAGGTATCTAATAGATCAAAGTTTTCTTGTTTATGTTGCTGATACACATCAGTGAACCATTCGTCATTGATCCAATCTTTTTGATACAATATCATTGGTACTTTCTCTGTTCTTGTTTGAATACATCAAGTTCTTTGCGTTTGCCTTTGGCAGACCATATGGCGCTTTCAGTCCGCATGGCCCAGTCAATATAACTCATGGGTAACAGACCTTTTTGATATTTTGGCACCAGTTGATCTAGTAGAACTTGATCTAAAAACCAATATAGATCGTGTTTACCGATACTGGCACGTAAACTGTTTGCGTACTCTTGTAAAAATTCATGTGCACCAGCAGTACCATTGAACAACACAGCACCGGCCAAGTGGGTGCCATCTTTGGGTTTTTCGTACAGATAAAAATCCTTAGTGCCCAATTGATCATTGAATTGTCCGCGCACTAGCCCGTCAACATCAATACTCAAGCATCGTTGTCCTGGTTGTAGTAATTCAGCCAGTCTGACAAATCTAGTACAGGCATAGTAAGTTTGATGAATCAGTATTGATAGGTCTTGGCGGCCACGTGTTTGTCCTTTTTTAAACATTTGTCTCTGTCGATCGTTTTCAAATTGGGTTCTGGTCATCCAGTAGTCAGTTGTATGTTGAAACTCATTCTCACTGGGCTGTTCATAAGTGCAAGTTACACCTGTGCGGCTTTGACAAAAATCAATCTGATCGGGCCTAGGGTTGTATATGTGTATGTGTACTCCGTATTCTGGAGTATTGGCCAGTATACTGTTGATCAACGGCCGGGCATGCAGGTCAAAATACACTGAGTCTGCGGCAGCATAGATAAAGAATTTATTTTGATTTAACGTTCCGTTAAGTTGGGGCAATATCATAGTCAGATATTTAGTGAGGGAAAACACAGCCTATAACTAATACTATGAGAGTAAGTATTTTTGATCAGTATGGTGCGCTTAATAGTCCGCCGGTATTTGCGGCTGTACGTGCAGGGCTTGACAGTCTTGGCATCAAGCACAACAACATGGACAGTTCAGCAGATGTTGCTGTTATCTGGAGCCAACTATGGCACGGACGAATGAAGCACAATCAAGGCGTATGGGGCGCATTCCGTAATAGCAATCGTCCTGTCGTTGTAGTTGAAGTGGGCATGCTACGTCGTGGCGGCACTTGGAAATTGGGTGTTAACGGAACTGGTAACAATGCATACTATGGTGACGAGTTGATTCCAGGCCGGGCGGCGCAGTTGAGACTAGAAACCCAACCCTGGTCCAATGCTGGTTACAACATTGTGATTGCCGCACAACGATCAGACAGTGAACAGTGGGCAGGACAGCCGCCCACTGTAGCTTGGTTAACCGAAACTGCTAACACCATTAAAAAATACACAGACAGACCTATTGTTATACGTCCGCATCCTAGACAGCGTATCAGTAATATTCCTGGTTGTGTTATTGAGATGCCGCGGCCCATCCAAGGAACATATGATAGTTTTGATTATGATCGATGTTTGTCAACAGCATGGGCTGTGGTCAATCACAACAGTGGTCCGGGCTCACTGGCTGTATTAAACGGAGTTCCAGCATTTGTACACGCTAGTAGTTTGGCAGCACCTGTTGGCAATACAGATTTATCCGCAATCAACAATCCGTCAAGGCCAGACCGAACTGCATGGCTAGAGCGACTGGCACACACAGAATGGTACACAGAGGAAATTGCCTCGGGCCTGCCGCTCAAACGTTTATTGTTGACCTAACCAAGACAAACTCTTGTCAATCCAGGCCAGTACAAGATCTTGTTGTCTTACATGCCCGTAGCGATTTATACTTCCTACCGCAGTTTCCGGCAGTAAGTTTTTATCTGCCAACTCATACCATGTAGTGGTTCTTGGATCCATTGGAGCATGTTCACTCTTATAAGCAATCACATGTATAAATTCGTCGTCTGGGTGTTTTAAAAAGAACCCTGAATTACAATCCCAGCCATTGACGGCCAGCATGTGCATTAAACTCACCACAGTGTGATGATAATAACATCCATTTGGTTGCACAAATGCCAGTTGACGTATATCCATGTTGGTAGTTTGCGGAACTGCCATGATCAACATGCCGCCATCCTCGGCAATGGTGTTCCATTTTGCCAATGTCGACAATGGATTGATACAGTATTGAAATGCATCGTGGCACCATAGCACATCAAATTTTGACTTGCCAGGCAGATTATCTGTATTTTCAAAATCTATTTTTTGATACACAATGTTTGAATATTTTTTAACCACAGCAGGTGTAGCACCTGTGTCTATGCCTGTGCAACGAATATTCAGAGGTATTGGGGCGTCATCTCGAGTTGTTCTAGTCGCCCACCATTCTAGGTCTTGTCCTGTGCCACATCCCAAATCAACCAGTGTGCCAATGCTTTCCATAAAGTCATCATACTCAAACAGTGTGTTGAGTGTTTGTAAACTGTGTGCATGACTTTCGTCATCGTTTCTAAATGTCATAACTGTATATCTTCCATGCCGGCTGCTCGCAGTCTAACCACATGTCCCAACATGAAGTTTTTACTTTCCATTGCTTTCATAATGCCCAAAAATCGATTGCGTAACAGTGCAACTTCGTTGATAATGGTTTCAAAATCAATAACTTCATCTTCACCATCCACATACTTTTCAGCATCTCGACTGGTCAGCGCACGAGCATAGCCTTCTAAATACTTTTGAAAATGCCGTCGTCGAATCTTACGCAGTTGTATGTTAAGGAAGTTCAGCACTGCTTCAATCTCTTGTAGTTGATTAAAGCGATGCTCGGTCATTCCCGGAAGTGCTGTGATATTTCGTTCAACCAGGCCACCAATGGCACAGTCACGCCGTGCAGATACAAGTTCATTTTCGTAATGAGCAATAAAGTCTGGAATGGCGCTGAGATCAGCAACAACGCGGTTATACCACATTAGTTTTCCCAGTCATCGTCTTGGTCGTGGTCTTCTTCCTCGGGTTCTTCGTCTTCGACGTAATCTTTATCATTGTCAAGATACGCAGTTAAAGCTGCCTTAACATCGCGATCTCCTGTAAAGGCATCTCGAATATCCTCTGCATCACTGTCATTGTCCATTAAAATTTGTACTAGAGTTTCTGCCGCTTCGGCACGATCTACTGTGTTTATGTAGCGTTTAAGTTCTCCCCAAATTTCTTTGGTTAATTTTACATCAATGGTCATTTTGTTTCCTTTTATCTAATTTTTCCGTATAAAGATCAGATGCACATGCAGTACAGCTTTCTTTCCTGCATATTGTATACTCGGTTAAAAACTTAAAATTTTCATCAAACAGATTTCCTAAATTGTCGTTCTTACAGGTACCTGCGTAGACTGAAAAATCAACATCTATATAGATACTTGTAACTCCAGCGTTACAAAGCCAACCTTTCCAATGGTGCAAATCTTTATCATACAATTGATTGGCAGATATTTTAACCTCGCTGCCGTCTTTCAATTCTACTATAGCACTGCAATGAATATCCTCAGTTAGTGTAGTATTCATGAAAAGTTCATTTGGTTAGTAATCTTTATCGGGAATTGATTCTTTCCTTGTCTATAATCCTTGATTGGATGTGTATAGCTAACAATTCCGTGTTTTTCTAAAAATGTTTTGTATTGCTCATTACGAGCTCGATGCCATGATTCATCCATGATATTGACTGATACTAGACATTTATGACTTTGTGCAAACTGGTGTAGATTTAATACTAGATTAAAAAACTTTTTTTCTTTCATAAATTCACTATGTGTAGAAAATGTAATCCAATCACAATAATCCATCATTTCCTTATAGTATGCTAGACTAGCTGTGCCATTGGTAGTGACTCCAACATTCCCTAGGTCGTGCGCAAAGCACTCATGCAACCATTTTAAAAAAGGAAGAAAATTTTTATTTAAAGTAAGTTCACCCCCTACAAATGCCAAATTATATTTGATATTTTTCCTAGGGCTAGCTGATATAATTCGATTCCACGCCGCTTGCAATTTCTCTAATGAATAATCTTTAGATGTTTTATCATGCCATTGATCTGGACAATAACTACAATCAAAATTACACCTTGTTCCAACTAGCCAATGGATTGTAATACCCGGTGCATACTCACGTATCCGAACAATGGGATTACTGTCAGTTACTACAATCGATTGCATTATTCGTTGATGCTTTCGTCGATAATTTCGTCTACTACTCTGATATCTTTCTGGTTGGCAAAATCTGCCATAAGTTTGTCTAAACAGCCGTTTTCATTTGCTTCCCATTTTTTACGGAACTGTTTGATCACTTCACCATCACTTGTGACAAATACCAAACTGTTGCCTTCTTTCTTGAGAATGTTTTTCTTCTCTGCCAGGTCAACCAATCCCGAATGTGGACTCATGCCAGTTGAGTAAGGAATCTTAACTTGCATACCTTCAAACGGTTTAGCATAGCGTGTTTTCATTACTTTACAGCCGGCACGAATACCGTTGACTTCTGATACTTTGTTGCCATCTTCGTCTTCTTTCAATTTCATTTTCTTCATGGCAACAACAATACTCGATGCATAGATAAATCCTTGACCACCGGAGATCTTGTCATCGGGATCGAACATGTCTTGGCTTGCGTATGTATGATTAGTAGCAACCAATCCAACATTGTGACTACCAAACATATTAACACAGTTACGAACCAGTGCTGTCAGTGCCTTGGGCTTGCGGCCCATGTCACCTTTCATGTCACCTGCTTCAAACTGGTTAACGTCTGTGGGAGTCAACAACATGCCCAACGAATCAATCACCCACAGAACCTTCATGCGTTCTTCATCAGGAAGTGCTTTGTAATCAATCATGAATGTGGAAATTGCTTTGGCCACGTCGTCGATCATGCTCATATTAAGTTTAAGCAACTTTGCCGGATCAGTGTCAACACCCAGTGCGTGTAGCCACGATTCGTCTAGTGCATTTTCTGTGTCAACAAGAATAACAAAGATGCCTTGTTCTTGTGCGTTTTTTACAATGTTACCAGAGCAGATGTAACTTTTACCTGCGCCAGATTCACCGGCAAACACAGTTACCTTGCCTAGCGGAATACCTTTGTTGAAGTCTCCACTAATAAGATAGTTTAAGGCATAGTTGCCTGTGCCAATCCAGTCAGTTGGATCGTTAAATCCAATACTCAGGCCTTGGATGCTTTTGGTAATGTCCTTGCGGAACTTTGATATGTCAAATGGTTTTGCCATGTTGTGCCTTTTTAATGTTTAACAATTCTTGCTCGATTATTATCTCGAGAATTACGATATAAAATTTTTCTATAATCAAATAACTTGTTTTCTATGTCAACTACGGTTGCAATTGGTATTTGTTCTGCTACTAATTTAACTCCCATTTTCTCTGCCCACTGAGAGGATTCGGTACTAAAAGGAATAGTTTCAGGCATTGACAAATTTAATTGAAATGCAAATTCTAAGTTTTCGTAATTATAGTGATCGGGATATTTTAGTTCTGTGTCAAAAAATCTAAACTTATTATAATACTGACGACCCACGTATGTATAGCCAAAAGAAAAATTTACTATGTCATTGTTAGTGACCATAGTGTCTTGGTAAGGATTTTTAAATACTTCCCATTTTTCATCGGCTTTAAATTCTAAACGATTAAAACTATACTCCAATCGGTGTATGCCCATGTTCACTTCTCTATAAGGGTACAAATATCCTAATTTTTCTAGTGCTGGCGCAGTCTTAACAATTCTAATTTCGTCAGGATATAATTCGTGTAGCTTGCTACCAATTTTAGATTGGCGCATGTCACTGCTGAATCGCAGTTTGTCAATGTCAATGTCATGATAATGAGAAAACACCCAATCTGAATGCTCTTTGTTAAGAAATTCCTGATCTAGATAATTTTCCAAATTAGTATGTTGTTTAAATGATTGTCCTATTAGATCATACAACATCTCATTTGTCTTTGATATTGCCCAATGCAAGTGTGTTAACTTTTGATCTAGATCTTTGTAAAGTTCTTGATCGTTGGAAAACGCATTTTGTGATTTTTTATTTGTTTGATCTATAAAAAATTCAAACAATTCATGATTATACTTGACCTCAAAGGGCAGAGTATCTCCAGAGTTATCAAATACTAAAGAAAATTTCATATGTGTATTGTTTAGCCCAGGTGTTACCACCCAGGCTAATTTTTTCAATTACTTCTGTTGACGGGCCCGGATCATGGCCAAAATATCTTCGGCTTTCTGAGTAGGTGCTGCCGCGGCAGGAGCTGTGACTGGTGCTGTTGCCACAGGTGGCTCGTCCTCATCAAAGTCCGACACCGGAGCAGACACTGCCTTTGGAACAGCAATACTGGCTGGTGCAGACTCTACAGTGCCTGCGGGTGCAGACACACCTGCGGGTCGGAAGTAAGAACTCCACCGCTCTGTGTCATATGCTTGACCATCTACTGATGCTTCAAACATTTCTTTCATGACTTTCACAGCCGCTTCGTCTGGCTTCTTGGGCAAGAATGTGCTCAAGTCAAACAAGCCGTGTGCATCCACTGCTGCCTGTTCCACTTCTGACAGTGCAGACTCTTTACGTGCCCACTTTGAGGTGTTGTAGTCAGCAAAGCCGCCTTTTTGCGTTTTTGTGATGCGGAAGTCCAGACCACGCAAGGTGTCTGTTGGAGTTTCTTCCAGTTCTGGATCCATCAGCGCACCTTTAATGATGGTGAACAACTGAGGACCAATGATGAATCTACGGATGGGATTGTCAGGAGTCTTGTCATCTGCCAAGGGGTTCTCGCGAACAAAGCCTTGGAAAATGTAACTGCGTTTTTTCCAGTACTTGCGACCCATGTCTTCCAGACTTTTGTCTTTGAACCATGTGCGTACTTCTGTCAGGATTGGGCAAGTTTCTTGCCACATTTCCATACAAGGAACCTGTACGTAAACCTGTTTTGATTCCATCTCTCCTTTGATGCCATTGAATGGCAAACGAATCATTGCTCGTTCTTGCCAAAAGAATGTGTTTTTTGTGTTGCCGTCTGGGAGGAATCGTAGTGTAGTGGATGCGCCTTCTTCCATGTTCCAGTGTGCGTAAATTGCGTTATCGCCACCAGTGGATGCTCCACCTTTGTTGTTGCCTTCTGAGGCTGCGAGACGTGCTCGGATGTCTGCTAATGATGCCATTTTAAGTTGCCTTTCTAGTGTTATAAAATGTTTTCTAAGTTGCCTGTGATGCTAATGAAAAAAGCGTGTCACTGTTGTAGTGTACACGCTTTTGTTGTCAGCGTCAATGATATTTATGACGCATTTGTTCTAATGACTATTTTATGATCTAATCATCCCGGACAGTTCTCGCAACCGGTGTAGCACATCTTCTTCTACGTCATCGAACTTTTGAAGTTTACCAGAGTGTCCGTATTGGCCTTGTAACGTTGTGGTTTCTCCCAGAGGTGGGTTGCCGGTTGTCACTGCAACTTCTTCTGCCATATTGCCTAACATTTGTTCGATCTGCTTGATCCATCCACTTACGTCACTAGATCCAATTTCTTCTACATCACCTACAAAGTCTGCAACTTCGTCAATGGCGGCTGTTACTTTTTCTGGACCGTACTTGCTCAACAAATCCGAACGTTGCATTAAAATTCTACGTGTGATAGCACTGGCCACTGGACTGTCTTCCATGCCTTCTGCCATGTCAGGCTTGGAATTATTCATTCCTGATAGTTCTTGCAAACGAGATATTGTATCCTGCTCGCCTTCGTACATGCTGCCGCATTCCATTAGGCCGTGTTCTGGGCAGTGTTCGCCTTCGGCAGTGTAGTTGCATGATCCATCTGTTTCTTCTTCGCCAAATGCATCTTGTGCGGCGCTGCCTAGTTTGGCACCAGTCATTGCACCACCTGGACTCTTTGTCAGTGCGGCACCACCAATGCCACCTACTATTGAGCCAAGCATGCCATCTTGTAACAACTCGTTGTTCATTCCGCCATCAACTGAATATTCTTCATCATCTTGTTCAGCTACAGGAGGGGGCGGAACTTCGGCTGGTGCTTCTGCCGGCACAGCAGGTGCTTCGGGCGCAACTGTTGGCGGGGCTAACTGTTCTGATTTGAGTGCGTCTAGCACCGGCTCAAAATCTTCAAATCCTTTGTTGGACATGTCTTTGATACGTGCAATAACCAGGTTGCGGCAATCAGCATCGGGATCTTGTTCAGCTAAATCTTGCAGTTGATCGAACAGAATATCATCACCAACTAAACTGTACAACTGTTCTGTTGCATTGGTTGCATCTGCACCAACTGGCAACTCTTGTGACAGCAATGCAATAAGTTCTTGCTGTTGTTCTGGGGTGTTGGGTGTTGCCCAGGTGCCTTCTAATAAGTTTTCGGCCCAGGCTTCAAATATGTTTGCTTCTTTCATTGCAGTTCCTTGTTGTTGTATACGGGCCAAGATAGGCAAGGCCTGTTCAATTCGCGAATCAATTGTTTCTTGAACAAATAGTGTTTTAATGTCTTCGATGATTACATCTTGCTCGGTTATGTCGGCAGGATTCCAACTTTCAAAGTAGCTGTTGTATCCACGACTTGAAGCCAGGCCTTTAAGAGTCCGGCTCATTGTGGCATGGTACACATTGGTTTCATTCACCAGGTTGGCAGTGTCGCCTTCAAACACACGGCCATGACTGGCTCTGCGGAAACGGCTCAGCACATTGAGTTCTTCCACTATGTTGGCAATGTGCTGTCCCCGCATGTCATAGGGTCTGCCACCTTGACGCACATGCTCTACCATGGCGCGGCCACCTGCTAGGTTGCGGAATGGTAACTTGTAACGCTCGCCTTCGGCTGTTTCTAAAAATAAACTTTCAACTTGACGGAACCGTGCTTCATTCACGCCCATTGGACGCTTGTGACGTATCATTAAGCGCACAGAATCCGGACCACCGTTCCAACTCACATTCTTTGTGCCGTTCCACGATTCAAACAGGCCTTCTTTGAGTGCGGCCTGACCTTGCATGCTGTACTTGAGTCTGTTGATATTTTGACTGCCAAAAGTCATAAAATTCTTTGTGGCAAAGTTTTTAAGTTGATGCTGGAACTCATACCATTCGGTTTTGTCTTCACTGTCCATGCCGCGGCCCACATTGTCACCGCTGAATAATTCCAGTTGTTTATCATCTCCCAGCATCACAACCACTGTGCCGTAGTTGGTGCCGCCTGCACTGACAAATTCAAAACTGTAAATCTCAGCATCTTCTGCTGTGGGTGCAGGCTTGCCAGTGCTGTCTAGTATTTCTGGGTCAAAGCCGCGTGTGACCAATAGGTCAAAAAGTTGTTGTCCGGGAGTATTCTGTGCCATAGTGTTCTATTTATCCAATTTAGCTTTAACGTAATGTGGCAAAAAACGGCATAGGCTCTATCATTGTATCGCCAAAATCACGCATTTGCGAGTCCATTTCTGTGTGATAGTTCTGTAGCAACTGCATCATGCGTATGGCCAACAGTGTGCCCATTACCAAGTCATCTGTTTCACCGGGTTTGGCAGCATAACTTGTTCCGTGTGCCACAAACGTTTTGAGTTCTGATACCAGCGGAGCACTGTTGATCGACATCTTTTTGGATTCTACCAAGATCTTTAACTTGCTACAGGCTGATAACTTGCTCTTGTTTGTGGTGTTAAATCCCTTGCGGATTCTACGTGCGCCTCCGGCCACAGAGTTGTCACTTAAGAAATAGCCTTCAATGTTTTCTTCGCCAAACTCTGCAATAGAGATCAGTGCGGCTTCGCCAATGGTGTTGTTTTCTACTGAGTAGTAAATGCTCTTGGGATCTTTAACAGTTTCGTTGATGTGTTTACACACGTCAGATAAGATACGTATCTGTGCTGGAATAGTTGTTTTATTATGGCGCCATTCAGCCACTTGTATGGTAGTATTGGCTTCAAACACCTGTATGGCAGCAGGATCGCCGCCTGTGCCCAAACTTGGGTCCAGGGCTACAACATACAGTTTGCCAGCCTCGGGCCGTTTATACCAACGCACTTGCCCTGTTCTATACAGGGGATCTTGTTGACCTTTTAACTCAACCAAGATAGCCGGTGCAATCAGTGTTTCATCGTTGATAATAAACTCACAGCCAATTTCTCGACGGAAACGATCTGTTCCCAACTGTGCTTCCATACTGGCGCCCCAGGCTTCATCACGGTCTGGATGCTCTTGCCAGAAACTACGGAATGCCTTGAATCCATTGATACCTAGGGGTGTTGGATTGCCATATTCATCTTCGCACTTGTTGGCGCTTTTCCATAACAGAGCAAATTGATCTTCGTCTGAGTTTGGTGTTGATGTAATAATTGCCTTACCACCAGTTGCTAGTGTGGGGCTAATACTGGTCCAAAACTCTTTGGCAATAGTGGGCCGAACAAACGCAAACTCGTCTGCGTATAAGAGTGATATACTCATACCACGACCAGTTGTTTCTGTGGTTGTGGCTGATATGATACGGCTTCCGTTTTCAAAGTCTATTGAGCCTTTGTTGTAACTAGTAACACCTGCACGTATGTGATCTGGGCATAGTTCGTAAGCAAAGCGTATGCGTTGCATGATCTCTTGGGCACCTGTGTACTTGTGTGCGGCAATAAGAATTGTTGAGTCTGGCACAAACATTGCATACCATAGCAAGTATCCGGCAGCACTTGTGGACTTGCCGGTTTGTCGAGGCATCATAGAGATACTGAAGCGATAATTATGATACACATTGATCAATCGTTCTTGATACTCAAATGGATGATACAACATTTTGCCTTGTGTAGGATGCTGTATATAAAAGAAATGATCTAGGAAGTATGCTGGACCTGTGACAGAGTCTGCACAGTCCATAAACTCTGTTATTTCTGCTTCCGAGAATGCTTGCCGCCGGTGCGGCGCTTTGATCAATACGCCTTCTAAACTTTTAGCCATGTATATCCTTTATACTTCTCAAGTGATCAATTATTTTCGCATGTACTCGATGATGACTAGGAGGGCCTGGGTGAGTTAAATCTCTTGATAACCCCAACACAGGATTTCTAAAATCTTCAACGTCAATCACCAGTACAGGAATACCATGCTGGTGGCACACTTGTTGTATGGCCAGTTCATTGCGTTGTTTGTCAGCAATGCTGTTAGCGTCAGTAAACCACCAATCGCGAAAAACTTCCTGCACTGTAGCTACTTGAGGAAAGGCCGGAGACATCACAGTACTGACATTGTGTTGATTTATTATTTCAAATCGTTCTCTAAAAGTTGTTTGTAAAATTACAAATCTTGGTTTGATTATAGGCAACCAATAGTGAGCCAGTCTGAATGCTAGTCCATTGGATACGCCAAACACACCAAAATTATCAACTGGAAGTGAGAGATCTTTTGAAATTCTTTCATGGTATAGCTCATCCACTGGAAGTCCGAGTCCTTGAGTAAAACTACACCCAAACACAGCAAATCCTGGCTGTGCTAGATCAATTTCTCTGGACCTGAATCCTTGAGCATTGTATCGATATTCTATCTTGTGGTCAATCCAGCCGTTCTGAGCCAACAACTCTCGCTGCCGAGTATTTTTTAAATTTTTATTGTATTCTTGTTCACTGTCAATACTGCACCACAGCAGTGTTTTGCCGGCATGCTGTTGCTGTACATGACAAGGTGCATGCTCAAACATTGGTCAACTCCGGCCATAATTTCACAAATTCTCCTAGTTTGTCAGGATGGTATTGTGTTTCAATTTCTGCAATGTGTTGTCTAAATTTTTGCAAAATAGCAGGTTGGTCTTGTGTCACACTGTGATAGGTGTTTAATGCATTGTCAAAAAAAGATCTCTCAACAGGTGTTGCTAATCCTGTGGCGTAAAACTGTTCAATCTCTGCGGCGGCTAATTTGGCAACACCTGGGCCGTGCAAGAACGGATCAAGGTAGTCAGGTTGGAACAAGTTCTGCCACAGCACAGTTACTCCTGCTTCTTCGGCAAATTCTCGCAGTTCACAGATGCGTGTGGCATTGTAGATGTTGTATACCGCATGGATGCCGCCCCAGTGTCCAGAGTTAGCAATTAGTTTTTTGACTGCGGACAAGTTGTGTTTTAGCAACGCCCATTCACCACCATGACGCACATATTCAAATCGATCGCCAATGTTATCAAAACTCATGCTCCACCCAACTCGGTTCCGTTGACTTAGTTTCTTAAAGATTTTGTTTTTATCTAAGTCTACACTCATGTTGGTGATCAGTGTCACAATAGCATCCTGTGGAATAACATCAAGCAGTCGTTCATTTTCCGGCAACAGCAACGGCTCGCCACCAACCAAGGCCACTTCGTGTATGTGTTCTTGATGTTGTTCAATGAAGTCGCATACTTGTTCATAGTAAGGACGCGATCCCGATTTAAAAGGAATGCCTTTAAGGCTGGCCCACTTAGAACTGCAATATTCCATGCAGTAGTTACAACTTAGATTGCAGGTGGTGTTCCAGCGTATGTCTATAATAACAGGATAGTGATATTGTGAGCCTGCGGTGGCATAATCAAAGTTGGGATTTACGCTGTTGTGCCAATCACGTTCAGACCGGCCACCAAGGCGTTCTGCTTGCACACAGTTGGAACAGTATTTGTGTGGCTTACCTTGTGCAATAGTACTGCGTATTTCCTGTAGCAGATCTCCGTTGAGGATTTCAATGATGTTGTTGGTGTTTAGGTTACCCAGCATGTTGGGATCACCTGCACAACAGGTTTTAACATCGCCACGTGGGTTTATATGTAGGCCACGCCAGGGTGCGGCACAGTAGAAATTCGTCATCCTGTATTTACAGGCGGATCATTGGCACCAACTTGTTTTGGCCTCACCGTAATATTCACGTGCAAATCCATTGGCAATTAGCTGTTGACGTAGACTAACACCGTTGAGTATGACATCACCCAGCACACGGCCACCGTACTTGTCCCAGTCCATCAGCACAATCTGTCGTTTTTGACTGTTGGCAATCAGTTGTTTGGTAAATGCCGAGGCTGCTTCGCCTCTTTGTGCTTCACTGGGGCATTGTGCTCTGAAGCCTTTTTCAGGAGTGTCCACACCGTACACACGAACACTGAGTTCTGGTTTCAGTGGTGCTGGTAACCAAGTGGCAGCAATGCCCACAGTATCGCCGTCAATCACTCTAGTGATCACAGCGTCATATACAACGCCGGGCTTTTGTTTGGGCTGTGCTAGTACTAGACAAGGCACAACAAGTAAGAGTAGGAGTAGTTGTTTCATATAGATATCGATTAGGTGTAATACACAATTTCGCCAGTGGTGGGATTGTAGGCCAATTGCAAAAATCCTGCAGGAAGTCCTGCACTGCCACCGTCGGTAATTCCGGCAGCAATTTGTGTTAGCGCACCTGAGCTGTTGCCAATAAACACTTGGTCAGTGCTTTGATCAACCACCAGTTCGCCGGGTCTGGCATTGCCGTTGTAGTTTTCTATTGTTACTTGTGCGTTGTCTTTCATTACAGCACGGCTAATGCCAGTAATGTCATCGTATGGTGGTGGTGGATTGGCCATTTATCGTGGATATCCTTTGAATGCTTTTACCGGGCTTTGTGTCACTACAAACGCAGGCTCGTCGCTCTTGGGTGTAGATATTAGTTTTTTGCCGCCTAGCGTGTTGGTCATTGCCAATGCTTGATCAATAACTTGTGCTATGCCGGCGTTCATACCGGCCACAACTGCATGTTCACCAAATGTTGTTTCAGCTGACCACTCGGGCATGAATGGATTTAGATTATCTTTTATGGAGTCACTACGTGCTCGTGCAAGAGCCACGCCTACTCGATATGTTTTGTACGGGTCCGAAGAACTTAGACCGGGCAAAGTGTAGGTGTAACGCAAAGGTTCTTTGGTTTCCGGCGGAAGTTCACGTTGCTCTGCGATAAATTCGCGGGCTCTCATCGTGGATACCCCTTGAATCCTTGCACAGGACTTTGTTTGTTGGTTGACGTTAACTCTTGACTGCGCAGGTCTCCGTGATTAAGGTCTTGGTGTTCTGACCCCACAGCTTGGAATGCTTTTTCTATCATGTCTTGTTCAACATCAGTGTAGGGCATGGCCACATTGTAGCGTCCTGCCCAGGATTCATGATCTATTTTTGGAACAAACGTGCCATCCGTACACGCGGCAGCCATCATGACTCGATTGAGTTCATACACTCTATCGGCTAGATCTACGTCTCTAAACTTGTTGAGTCCAACAGTGGCTCGACTTCTTCGTTGACCAATCTTGCCGGTTTGTTTCTCAATGAGAAACTCATGAGCTCTCATGTTTATGCGCCTGCGGCGTTGTAAACACTTGACTGTGCAGATGTTGCTGTGCCCAGGGCTGTAGCAGTTACATTGGCACCAGCAAGTATAAGACGATTGCCTGCGCCAACATAAATTTCTTGTACAGTGCCTGATGGCACAGAAACCACGTTGGCATACAAGTTACCAACAGCAGATGCTGAGCCCAGTGCTGTGGCAAACACTTGGTATGTGACATCAGTACTGGTGGCAGCAATAGATGCTTTGTCTGTGGTCCACACAATGTTGCCTGCGGCGTTGATTACTTGAATAGCCATAGTTTACTTTCCAAATGTTCGGTATAAGTTCAACAAGTTCTGTTCAACTTTTGCACTTTCTTCCATGCTAACTTGTCTACGCAGTTGACTGGCCAGCACAGGAATAGTTGTTTGACCTGTACTCTTGGGACCATTTAATCCACCAGAGTATTGCAGTGCATTGTCACTTGTTTCTGTGTTGCTGGGCCAGTTGGGATCGTTTTCGTCAATCACGTCGCCACTGGATTGTTGACTGATGCCGGCCATCTGTAACAATTCTGCCAGGCGTTCAGCATCTTCACCATCAGCATTTACTGTGATGTTTTTACGACCTTCACCGTGTTCATCATCTTGACTCATGTTCACAGTAACACTCATGCCTTCTGTGATCAGAGTTTCTAGTTGTGCATCCAGTGTTTCGTAAACACTGCCACCAAACTTGAACTTGCTATTGGATTTCTTAGGCTCGTCTTCTTTGACTTCGTCTTTCTTGTCATCGTACTCAATGTCTTTGGCTACTTTTTTACCGGCTTTTTCGGCTTTATCATCTTCGGCACCACGCTTCTTGCCATGGATACCATCTTTTTTCTTTTCATCATACTCGATGTCTTTGGCCACTCGCTTGCCGGCTCGTTCTGCGCGGTTGTCTTTTTTATCTGTAGACTCTGCTTCTCTAACTTGTGCGTCGCCCGACTGTTGATTTTTAATCAATGTCATTGCCGCATACAGAACAGATTCTAAACGACTGGCATACCCTTGTGGGAATTCGCCGCCACGCTGTGCTTGCTTTGCTATTGCTCGAATATCAGCAAGGTCGTTATAAATTTGTTGTGCCTGTCCTTGGTCAGCGCCTTCTTCCATGTCGCCTTCTTTGACTTTGCGTTCGCCTTTGTGCTTGTAGGCTTTGGCAGTGGTGCGTTCGGGTCCTTTTGCTGGACCCTTTGGACGGCCACGACCACGCTTGTCAATGGTGTTGCCTTCAGCATCAGTTTCACTACCAACTGAGTTGCCTTGTGGATCAACACGACGTGTTACTCGACGGCCTGTTGCTGTCCACTCTGTGTCATGCTTGGCACCGTGTGTGACTTCGCCTGTGCGTGGTGTGTCTTGGCGAGGCTTTTTGTAGTTGGTAAACGGATTTTTATCATCATCTTCGTCAACACTGCTGGTGTCTGTGTATTCTTGGTTGCCCATTTTAAATTTGCCGCCTTTGGGAGTGGCTTTGAGTTTGCCGGTAAACGCATTGCCTTCGTCAGCCACTTGTTGGCGGCCGCCCAGTGCATTACGCATGGCTTCGGCAGCAACATCACCTAACATTTCGTCAACTTCTTTCTTGGCGCCAGCAATCTTGTCGGCAAAAGTAATTTTGTCTTTGGGTTCAGCAAGTGCGGCAAATGATTTTTGCTTGGCAGTCATTGGAGCACCGGCTTCAGGCAAATTAGGTTCTGCGTGTGTACCATGTGCGTCTTTGATACTGCCTTTTAAACTAGTAATTTGGTCTCTACTTGGCATGCCTTTTCGTTTACCAGAAAGGTTGATATTATTTTTAATTCCACTGCGTCCAATGCCTTGTCCTTTTTGTAAAGGATCATTATGATCAAATTCGCCACCACCTTTTAGATTTTTTGAGCCAGGATAGTCATCTGGTTTTGGACCGTTGTAGTAGTCATCCATGCTGTAATCATCGTTTTCATAGTCAGGAGGTTCTTGTGTGTACAGTTTGTCTTTGTACTTGGCATCGCGCCATTTGGCCGCTTCGTCTGTTTTTTGTTCTGGCTTCTTGCCAGTTTGTGGCATGTCCATTTTGCGTTGCAAGTCACGAATCATGTCTACATCGCTGCCGTGGCCAACTTTGTTTAGTACTGCACTGCCGGCTTTTTTAGCCATGCCGCCAACTTTCTTAACCACATCGCTCAGACCTTCTTCCATTCCACCATCTAAATCAATTTTATGCATAGCGGCACTTTGTTGTGCGTTGGCATATCGTTGACCTCTTTCTGGATACATCGGGTCTCTTCCATAAAATTCTTGCTGTTTTTTAACTTCTTTATTCATTATTCCTTTGTGCGCATCAATCGCTGATTGGCGGTCTGCTGGATTTTTAGTAATGTTTGCTTTTAAGCCTTTTAACTTAGCGCCAGCAGTTGCCATTGTATCACCAAAGCCTTCGTCTACTTCTTTGTTGTCATACTTGTCATACCGGTTGCGAACAGGATCCAATGACTTGCCTTCACGTCCGGCTTTGGCCAGGGCCTGCATACCTTCTTTGCCGTACTTTTCGTAGCCTTTGGCAGCACGACTCATGTCACGTTCGTTTAACGGTGCGGCTTCGGGTCGGGCGGCGATGCCGTCTAGTGTTTTGTTTAGGTTGTGGAAAAAACTCATTTTATTATCCTTTAGGGTTGTAGCCGGTGGCTGGCTTGGGTGGGCGTTTGACGTTGGTCATTGGACTCTTGTCACCCATGGGTAAACTGTTTGTGGTCACTGCTGGAGGTGTCCGACCGCCGGCCACTGTGAAGTCACTGCGATAGGTATTTTTCAGCACTGCATGTTGATCATACGGAGCAGAGTAGTCTTTGTACAAGGCTTTCTGATCTGCATCCGGTGCAGGATATGGAGAATCCAATAGATCTTTGTTTTGTTTTTCAACGTCTGCAGTCAACTTGTCATTGCTGTCTTCATACGGCACAGTCAACATGCGCACACGATTAGGATCAATGCCCATCATTTGTGCAATCTGCTGTATCTGTGGCTCAATTGCAGGATATCGGAATTCAACATCCATGTGTGTCACACTGTGGTTATCGAACGCAGGAAAGTCTGCTGGCCGGGCCTGAACTGGTGAAGTCTTTGGCGTGGTGATTTTAACCACGTCAAATTGACGAAGTTTTTCTTCCAGTGCCCGAACTAAATCTTTGGGAGTATCACCCACGATTTTAATGCGGTAGTTGTATACTCTTTCGTTTTCTGACAAGTATTCTTTAAAATGTTTCATAATCGATCCCTATATGATATTTATGCTTGTTTATTCTTTTGGTCTCTTGTGCCAATAAGTCGATCCAATAAATCGTTGCGACTCAGCACTTGCCCTTCGGCAGTTTCCACAGATTCTTCTTCATTATCGCCCGCACGTTTTTCCCGGTCCAGATCCAGTCGGGCTTTTTGCAACTGCAACTGAATCATCTTGAGTTTCTTGTTCATCTTGGCTGTTTTAGCAGTCAATGCGTGTCCCAGCATGGCACCTGCCACTGCAAAGATTTCACTGGCATAGCGGCTGTCGATCTGCATGCCAAGATCCATCAAATCATCAAATGTTTCTGTGGCTTTTTGTGCCAGTTCGTCCATGTCGCCATCACTGGCTTCTAGATCACGCACACCGGGCAAGGCAGCGTCAATCTTGTCAATGGCATTGTCAATTTCAGTTATGGCATATTGCGTGGTGGCAATATCCGGCACAG